GGTAAACTTGCAAGTGATCTGATACAAAAACCTGCATTCAAAGTTGTAGATGCAGATTCAGATTATGTACAAGATTATAATTTACCTGGTGGTGATTTATTTATTGATGAATTTGATATGATGGATACAGGAAATAAAAAAACATTAAAAGGTACAGGAATCTTTACTGAGTTTTTACAAAACATAACTCCAACATCTATGGAGAAAAAACTTGGACTTGATAAATTAATTGAAGGTGAAAAACAAAAAATGATTGATAGAGGATCTACTGCAGCTCCAGTTGCTTTAGGAGAAACAGCTGGTCTTGGTGTTGAATTAGTTGCACCAATATTTCCAGGTGCTAAATTTTTACAATCATATGCAAAGGCTAGAAATCTTCCCGTAGATGATGTTACAAAACAAGTTATGGAAAAAGAAATTGATCAAGTGTTAAATGCAAAAGGAACTAATAGAAGAGAATTTTTAAAAGTCAGTGGTGCAGGAGGCGCGGTTATTTTAGCAAAGATGTTAGGCTTTGGAGATGAACTTGCAACAACAACTAAAGTTGTAGAAAAAGCTACAAAAGAAACATCAGCAGGCGGAGTACCTCCGTACTTTTTAAATCTTGTTAAAAAAATTAAAACAATGGGAGATGATGCAACTCAAAAATATGGAAGCCAACCTAGAGAAAAAGTTACAACATATAAAGATTATACATTGACAGAAGATTTAGCAACCGGTGAACAAACAATTCAAAGAATGAAAGTGCTTGATGATGACTCAGCTAGTTACTATGGTAACCCTTTAACTGAAGAAGCTTACATGAATTATAAACCTGGATTAGCCGATGAAACGACAAAAGGTAAAATTCCTCAAGGTGAGTATGAAGAAGGTACGGCTTTACTAAGAAGTGATAGAGAATATGCAGGAGAAATCGTTGATGAGTCAGCAGATATTTCTGATGATATTATTGAAGAAGGAACTATGTTTGAAGATAACATAGCAGAATTTGGAAAATGAAAAAACTAACAACCACAATACCACCTAAAAGAGGACCCAATCCACAAGGCTTGAATATTCCTCTAAAACAGGTTAAAACATCCAATACACCGGAGAATATAAATGGCAGATATAGACAAATCGTTACCAAACGTAAAAACATCAATCGAGGTTGATCCTCAAGAGGAAATCGAAATTGAAGAACAGAAAGCTGAAGAGCTTTCTGAACAACCCGTTGAAGTAAACGAACAAGAAGATGGAAGTGTTGAAGTTAATTTTGATCCAAGCAAAGTTAACATCGAAGGGCAACCAACTCACTTTGATAATTTAGCAGAATTACTTCCAGAAGATATTACAGATCCAATTGGAAATGAGCTTGTAGAAAATTACATGGACTACAAAGCATCAAGAAAAGATTGGGAACAAACTTATAAAACAGGTTTAGATTTATTAGGTTTTAAGTATGACCAAAGAACAGAACCTTTTACTGGAGCTTCAGGTGCAACACATCCCGTGCTTGCAGAAGCTGTTACACAATTCCAAGCAGGAGCTTACAAAGAATTATTACCTGCTGAAGGACCAGTCAGAACTCAAATAGTTGGTAATCCAGATCAAACAAAAGCAGCTCAAGCTCAACGTGTTAAAGATTACATGAACTACGAATTAATGGAGAAGATGGAAGAGTATGAACCAGAGTTTGATCAAATGTTATTTCATTTACCACTCGCAGGTTCTACATTTAAAAAAGTTTACTATGATGAACTGTTAGGTAGAGCTGTTTCTAAGTTTGTACCTGCAGATGATTTAGTAGTTCCGTATTCAGCTACCTCATTAGATGATGCGGACGCAATTATCGAAACATTAAAAATATCTGAAAACGATTTAAGAAAACAACAAGTCGCTGGTTTCTATTCTGATATAGAATTACAAAAACCACAAGACAAAGAAGATGAGATTGAGAAAAAAGAACGAGAACTAGAAGGAACTAAAAAATCAGGTAAACAAGAAATGGTATACACTCTTTTAGAGTGTCATGTTAATTTAGATTTAGAAGGGTTTGAAGATAAAGATGATGAATTAAACCCTACAGGAATAAAATTACCTTACATCGTAACTGTTGATGAAACTTCAAGAAAAGTTTTATCAATCAGAAGAAACTACGAACCAACAGATCCAAAGAGAAATAAAATCCAATATTTTGTCCATTTTAAATTTCTACCGGGTCTAGGGTTTTATGGCTTTGGATTAATTCATATGATTGGCGGATTGAGCAGAACTGCAACGGCTGCTCTCCGTCAATTATTAGATGCAGGAACTTTATCTAATTTACCTGCTGGATTTAAACAAAGAGGTATTAGAGTTAGAGATGAAGCGGCTCCATTACAGCCAGGTGAATTTAGAGATGTAGATGCACCGGGTGGTAATTTAAGAGATGCGTTTATGACTTTACCTTACAAAGAACCAAGTCCAACATTATTACAATTAATGGGTGTTGTTGTTTCTGCAGGTCAAAGATTCGCGGCTATTGCTGATATGCAAGTGGGTGAAGGAAATCAAAGTGCTGCAGTTGGAACTACAGTTGCATTACTTGAAAGAGGTTCAAGAGTTATGTCTGCAATCCACAAAAGATTGTATTCAGGAATGAAAAAAGAATTTAGATTACTTGCAAAAGTATTTAAAACTTACTTACCACCGGTTTATCCATTTGATGTAGTTGGTGGAAGAAGAGAAATTAAACAAATGGATTTTGATGACAGAGTAGATATTTTACCTGTTGCAGATCCAAATATATTCTCAATGGCTCAAAGAATATCTATGGCCCAAACAGAATTACAACTTGCAACATCGAATCCACAAATACATAATTTGTATTCTGCTTATAGAAAAATGTACGAAGCGTTAGGTGTAAAAAATATTGATCAAATATTACCACCACCTGCTCCAGTGCAACCTATGGATCCAAGTTTAGAACACATCAATGCGTTAGGATCAAAACCTTTTCAAGCATTTAGAGCTCAAGATCACAGAGCACACGTTACAGCGCATTTAACGTTCATGTCTACTAACATTGTAAGAAATAATCCTATGGTTATGGCTTCAATACAGAAAAATATACTTGAACACATCAGTTTAATGGCTCAAGAACAAGTAGAATTAGAGTTTGCAGAGCAATTACAACAAATTCAAGTGCTACAAGTACAAGCACAACAAGATCCAATGGCTCAACAACAGCTACAAAAGTTTTCTCAAGACATTGAAGCGAGAAAAGCAGTACTTGTTGCAGAGTTAACAGCTGATTTTGCGAAAGAAGAGAAGGAAATTACGTCTCAATTTGATAATGACCCTCTTCTAAAACTAAAATCAAGAGAAGTTGACCTAAGAGCAATGGAAAATGAACGAAAAAAACAAGCTGACCAAGAAAAAGCAGACCTTGATAGAGCAAAATTAGTCCAAGCAAGAGAATTAGCTGAAGATAAGATGGAACAAAACGAAGATTTAGCTAAATTAAGAGCTGGAGTCAGTCTTGCAGGCAAGGGAATTCAACAAATGTCTGTTATTGACAATGAATAATGATATAATAGATTAAAAAAAGGTAAAAAACTATGATGAACTATAAAAAACAAAAAGATATTAACATTCCTGATCAAAATGTAGAAGTAGATCCAAGATCTAAGACTACAGCTGACAAAGCGTTCAATGGTTTACCAATGGGTGACAAAGAACAAGTCAGAGGTCAAAAAAGAATGTTAGCTGATAAGAAAAGAAAAGCTACTTGGTACTAATATGTGGTTCGGTGCTATTAAATTAGCCGTTCAAGCTGGCTCTCACATTTTTAAAAATCGTCAGAAGACTAAAATGCTTATGGCGGACGCACAAATGCGTCATGCAGAAAAAATGGCAAATGGAGAAGCAGAATACCAAGGTAAATTATTAGAAGCAAGGCAATCGGACTGGAAAGACGAATTTATTTTAATTTTACTTTCGGCTCCAATTGCGTTATTATCGTGGGCAGTGTTTTCGGATGATCCAAGTGCAATGGAAAAAATGAAATTGTTCTTTGAATATTTTTCACAACTTCCATTTTGGTATCAGACAATTTTCGTAGGTGTTATTGCGAGCGTTTACGGATTAAAAGCAACTGATTTAATTAAAAGGAAATAAGTATGGCAAACCCAAGATATAATAAACAAACTACAAACATGAGAGTTTGTAGAAGTAGTGGATCACCTAAATCGGGTGAAAAACCTATGAAACAAAAATACAAAGGTTTTTCAAAATTACCTGAAAGAGTTCAAAAGAAAATTAATAAAGATTTAGCAAAGAAGGTTTAATATGAATAAATTTAATAGATCAAATTTTAAGAATGGTGGTTCTTCAGAATACCACACAACTAAAGAAGGCAAAAAAGCTAAAAAAGGTCTTTGGTATAACATTCATCAAAAAAGAAAACGTGGTGAAAAAATGAGAGCAAAAGGTGCAAAGGGTGCACCAACAGCAGAGGCTATTAAAAAATCTCAAGCGTAATGTTTAGAAAACAATTTGCATCAGGAAGTAAATCTCCAGCGTGGCAACGTAAAGAAGGTAAGTCCGAGTCTGGTGGATTAAATAAAAAAGGCGTTGCATCTTATAGAGCAGCTAATCCTGGATCAAAATTAAAAACAGCAGTAACTACTAAACCATCAAAATTAAAAAAAGGATCAAAAGCAGC